ATGGAAACTTATGATATATATTTTAAAGAAGGTACTGATTTTGCTAATAAAGGATTTTCATTGAAGGATAAGGCTAAGGCTATTAGAATGGCTGAAGATATGTTGGCTGAACGCAAAGGATACGTGAAGGATTTTGTTGGAGGAACTATTTCCGTAATGTGTAAAGAAACGAAAGAGGAAGTTTGGTCCAAGCCGATAGAGGAGGTTTAAGACAACTTTTACACTTCTTTTTGCCTAGTCAATCACAGAGTTGTCAAATACAACCCTTGATTATATTTATGGTGAGTTCGTTATTGGCGGACATAAATATTTCTTTCTCTTCTAGGAATTTCCGGTATATTTCTCCCTTCATGCTTTTTGCCGGGCTGATATGGATAATGTCAGATTTCATCCGATTGAGCGATGATTCTTTTTTATAAGATGCTTCAGTATAATTTTTCTTTCCATTCTGTACATTTTTGACATATAGTTGTTATTCATTAGCTGAATACATCGTAAACTCACCAATGAAGTCTTCTGTATAAACAGAGGTTAGTTACATAAATTTATAGTGATTTTTTGTCTATAATATATTTGCCATTGAAGTCTTGTTAGATTCCTTTGGTTCTTCTCTGTTTCCGGTGATTGAGTAGCAGATCCATTGAATGTTTTTCCCTTTGTCCTTTGTGTAATATGGAAAACATAAAAGGAAAAAGAATTTATGTTGTTTGAACAATTAAGTTAGAACGTGTGTTTATGTAACTATTGTGATTATTGTTGTGCCGATGGTGTACAGGCATTGATACAACAATGATTTTTCATAAAAACTTTAAATTTATAAATTTAGGTAGCCCTGACTTGTGATAAGTCGGGGCTATTTGCTTATTATGTGCTATTAAACTTGGTCAACTATTGGTTAACAATTTTACGCAACAGTAACTCTTTGATGCAAAAGTGATAAATAAAATTTTTTGTTCACATGAAAAAAACTTTCTCAAAAGCTTTGTAGTATTGATTTTCTATGTATCTTTGCATCGTTATTATTTCGCGGGGTATTAGCTCATCTGGCTAGAGCGTTAGACTGGCAGTCTAAAGGTGGCGAGTTCGAGTCTCGCATGCTCCACATTACAAGCCTCTCTGTTTCAGAGGGGTTTGTGTTTTCTTAAGCTTCTCCAGCTTTCGTTTTTGGATAAAAAAAAGACAGTTTGTGCCACTTTTGGCAAAAAGAACTTGTCTAAAACGAATCCAGAACAATTATGACAACTCTTAAAGCCGCCGTTGTTCCGGCCAAGGTGCTGAAAAACGGCAAACACAGAATTCGTATCGCAATTGGTCATAAACAGGAAACAAGATACATCGTTACCCGATTTGAAATAGATAATACTGCTAATTTTAAAGGAGGGCAGGTGGTAGGTGTTCCTGATGCCGCACATGTCAATGCTAAATTACGTGGAATACTTAATTCATATCAGGATGCCTTGGATAAGATAAACACATCATCCTATACTTGTACCCAACTTGTCGAATACTTGTCCTCGGTAAAGCAGGGAGCCATCTCTTATAGTGTCGCTTCGGCTGACTATATGCAGAATTTGATTAAAGAGGGGAGAAGGACCACTGCCTCCTTATATCAAAGGGCGAGTGATTACTTCATTGAGTTTGTCAAATATGATATAATGCTTGATGGAATTACTCCCCGGACCATAAAGGACTTTGATATTTATCTAAAGAATGTCCGAAGGCTGGCTCCTGTTACTTGTGGTATGCACATGGCACATTTGAAGGCAATAATCAATCAAGCAATAAGGGATAAGAAGGTATCATATGACACGCATCCTTTTGAATATTATGAAAGACCAGCAGGAATGCCCAAAGAGCGTGATATCTCGGTAGCTGACGTAAAGAAGATAAGGGATGCGGAGATAAAAGAGAAGTCTCAGCGTGTTGCCAGGGATGTGTTCATGCTTTCGTATTATCTAGGAGGTATCAATCTGATGGACTTGATGCAATACAATTTCAAAGATGCGAAAATTATGGAATATGTACGTGAAAAATCCAAAAACACAAAGAAAGGTGATATGAAGATTAGCTTCACTATTCCTGAGGAAGCAAAACCGATTATCAAAAGATGGATGGGACGTAATGGAAAGCTTGATTTTGGTTATAAATATTCTTATCCTAATTTTCGTAACTATGTAACAAAAGAAATTATAAGGTTAGGGGAGAGGCTGGAGGTAGAATCGCATGTCGTATATTATTCAGCCCGGAAATCCTTTGTCCAACATGGTTTTGAACTGGGTATACCATTGGAAACTTTGGAATATTGTATAGGCCAAAGCATGAAATCCAATAGACCGATCTTTAATTATGTCAGAATTATGAGAAAACATGCTGATGAAGCCATAAGAAAGATTTTAGATAATCTAAAGTGAGGATTCAAGAACTAGAGCGATTGCTTCGGCAGTCGCTTCCTCTTTTTCTTTCTCTATCTCCGAGTTTAGCCGTTCTATCAAATCCACATTTCCTGTGACAATCGTTTTTGTGCCCTCAGAGGAAGAAATTGTAAGTTCATAGTGTCCATAGCCTATAAACTTTTTAGATAGTTGATGAGTAGTTGGGGCTAATTTTGACATATGCAATTGCGTTAGTCTGCGGAAAAAGAAAACGGTTCCGCTTTCCCGTTGCGTTACATTCCGTAATCGAAACAGTGGGTACATTAATACTCCACACGGGGGTCGGAACCGTATTATGAAGAAGCTACAGGCAATAAAAATCGTCTGTAGCTCAATACGAGACAACGCCTCGATTACTTCAAAATGTAACGCAATGCAAAGATGGGTATTTTATATGACTTTACAAAAAACAAAATAGGAAAATTCAAGTAAAGCATAGGGGTGAGGATTATAAAAGGGTAGGGAAGGCAGCTTATTAGGTTGCCTTCTTTAATCTATAATACTATTTTAATAGAGATATTATCTCATTAGGAGTACAAATTATATGGTCTGCATCTGATCCTAACAATGACTCTTCATTAGCACTTCCCCATAAACAAGCAACACTTTCAATTCCTGCTTTATTTGAGGCTATTACATCACTAACCTCATCCCCAAAAGAAATAACATCTTCCGCACTTAACCCTAATCGAGTCAATGCTAAATTCATTCCTTCCGAGTTTGGCTTTTGCAATTTAACATCATGATAAGCAACAACTGTATCAAAAGGTATATTGAAGTGATTTAACACTTTCTTTACATAACCAGAAGGAGCTTTACTCACAATTCCAACTTTTAAATTATTATCTCTTATAAATTCAAATACTTTATCATAAGCTTCATATAATATAAATTTTGGAATCAGTGAATAAACTATACTCCAATTGTGGGCACTTCTATACGGCTTAGCAACATTTGAGTCTACTAAAGTTTGATCAAGATCAAAAATTATACCTTTCTTCATAAATATACATATTAGAATAATAGTTGTGATTCATAATCATGTTTATACTGGAGCTGTTTTCCTGACTGTAAGAATTCGTACAATATATTCGCTTCACGTAATTGAAGAGCTCCTTTTCTGATTAAATAACTATTTCCACAAACATTTTCCATTTCATTCACACGTTGATCTTTATAAAAGACTGCTGCTAAAATTTTATTATTATCAATGGTCGTTTGGACAGCGTGCATTGTGCCACCCTTTATCCCAGTTTGAATTACAATTGTAGCAATAGCTAACCCCGCTTGTAATCTATCTCTTTCTACGAAATTCGTTTTAAAAGCAGGAGAGTCATAAAAATACTCGGATAGTAGCACTCCCCCTTTTTCTACTATTTCTATAGCAATGTTTTTATGTACCTTTGGAGAAATAGTATGAAGACCATGGGCTAATATAGCTGTAGTTGTTCCATTTTTTACAGATAAAGCTGCTTTATGAGCAATAGTATCACATCCTAATGCTAAGCCACTAACAATATTAAATCCTTTCTCTGCAAAATATTCTCCATAATATTGCCCTGCTTCTTCACCTTCTATTGTAGGGTGTCTTGTTCCAATTATTGCAATTGATTTCTTATTATTAATACTATTAATATCACCTTTATAATTAAGTATTATTGGAGCCACATCTTTAAATCTATTATTACTATATGATTTCAGCACTTTAAGTTGTATCGGAAACAAATTATCATATTGAGAAATAATATGTACACCATTATTTAAAGATTTATCTAAAACTCTTTGAGCTTCATCAATAGCTTTCTGACAAAGTTCTAGGGTAAATTCTTTGTTTAATCTTATATAATGAGTTTTTATACATTCCCGTATATATGATGTAATGTCATTATCAGAAAACAAGTTACGTTCTATCATAGCTTTAGCTACTAACTCCACATTCTTAGGACCAAAACCTGGCAAATGTTTCAGCTTAATAATTAATTCCGTTTCTTTAGATACACTCATAACAATTATAAATTTTCGTTAGCATGTTCATCATGACTTGTTCTTGCAATACAAAATAAATAAAAAATTATTTTGGGCCACACCTTCTTTAATGTTTTTATTATTTCTGCAACAGTTGTACATATTGTTATATCATTAACTATTAAGATTTTTTTTGTTTAAGTTATAAGTACGATTATTTATTTTAATACATCATTTACTTCAGCCTATCTTTCTGCTAATGATAAGAAATGCATAGGTTTAGTTTCCCTCTTCTTATGAAGCAATTGTGGTAAATATTTTACTCCAGTTTCATCAGCAATTGCTTTGGCTAAACTTCTTATAGGCGCATTTTTTCGAGGTATAGTTTCTTCATGTCCCATCATTCTTATAACATAATCAAATTGTAATCCCTCAATATGTAAGGCCTTAACACATTCATTTATTATATCCTGACTTACTTCTTTTTTACATACAGATACCTTTTTGCTCCAATCTGTCAGGGATTGATTTCTAGGTATATAATATACAATATGATATGCATCTTTCAATCCCGCTTTTATATATTGCCAATCATCAGATAAATATTTTAATTTCATACACTACTCTCTTGTTGTTTTTGCTAAAAAAATACCTATGACACTCTTAGCGCCTGTTTCTAAAAGTTTAGCAGCCACTTGTTTAAAGGAGCCCCCAGATGTTATAACATCATCAAACAGTAATACATTTTTACCTTTATATTGTTCGGAATTCAGTATTAAATATGGTATCACATTTTTATTACTGGTACCTTTTGTTTCTTCATGCTCAATTGCAGAAAGGTAATTAAAACCGTTTTCAATATTTAAAGCTTTAGCTACTATTTTACAAAAATACTCAAAACGCTTATTTGTCTTTTCCGGTTTTGAAGCAGGTATTATCATTAAACAGGTGTTTTCAAGATTAACGCCCTCTTTTTTAATACTTTCCACTATTATGTTAGCAGCATATTCAATAATAGCTTTATGTCCATCTTTAAAATCATATATAAAATTACGAACAGTCTTTATATTAATATCTACATCATTTCCTATACCAGACAAAGGGTAATAATCATGAATTACATAGTACTTACATTCTTTAAAAGCCATGCTTCTTTCTTTTTTCATTCGAACTAAATATGAATCACGATGACGGAATTCTTTAATTTTCTTATCATATTTAAGAGTATACATAGCACTTTTTCTGTTTTAAAGGTTAATACTTTGTAAAAGTAGCAATAAATAAATTAATATTGTCATAATAATTAAATGTTAGATAACATAAAAAGTCCCGACCGCTACCAGTCAAGGCTCAAATTTATCAATGATGATTTTTATTACAAACTTGCCGCTAATGAGAAAGGTTGTGGAATTAAGGATGAAAAGCCCCGACTTTCGCAAGCCGGAGCATCTAAATTTAAAGTTTTTCTATTTGCTCCGCTTGATTATAAATACTACAACCAGCAAAACAGCTATTCCAACACACATCCAACCTATTTGTTCCGGTAATGTGGATTCCTTATTGTCTTTTATTTCTTCTGACCGGCTTTTCTCATGGTTCTGAGAAGACAACTCCTTGTCAGCATCCACTTTCATACTATCCTGTATTTCTACATTTGTTTCCTCCTTCTTCCTGAGGTCACCTTTTATCTGCCCGTCAGCAAGTAACGGACGTTTACCTGTCAGACTGTCAACCGGCTTCCGGGTATCATAAACACGGAAATCAATCACATAACTGCCTTCAGTAGCAATGAGGGTTGATAAAGAGGTATGAGAACCTTCCACCACATGAACAGATTCAGATATGCTGTCAGTACTGACAACTTTCCTTTCTTTCATTACAGCCTTATGCGAGCTGCCACAGGCAAACAGCAGGAACAGACACATAAAGGGAGCCAGCAATATATGCCGGCTTACCCAGTTCATAACCTTAGCCAACATAAGAGATATCATTTATACGGTTCATCCAGCCCCGTTTGAACTTGTTATTTGCAGGGCGCTTCCGGCATATATCCTCGATGAAATCAAACCGTGCAATCTTGATCTGATCAAACAGTTCACGTGGATTACGGGAATTGACTGCGGCAAGTGTCTTAGACCCGACAATGCCATCAGGAATCACGCCAAGCAAATCCTGCGGTATTTTGATACCGTGCACTCCGCTTGCCCAGATCCAATCGACAAGGATATCAGCTATGGATTGGGATTTAATTTCGTCAGCTTTCCACCTGTCCCAATACATGGTTTTCAAAATCTCCGTCCATTCCTCTTTCGTGATGTTTTTCAATCTTTCAACCGTAGGCTTGGGATAGCCTTTCTTTCGGCAATACGCTTCATAAGTTCCAATGGTCACACCCATATTGGTAGCCCCTCCTAAATCGTCCGGGTCATTTACAAAACCGCCTTCCCACTTCAGGATAAACGGTGCAAGTTTTTTCACATCAGCCATTTTTCTTTTCCTCCTTATCTTTAATTAATGTAGTCCTGCGTGGTGGAATACGACGACCGCATTCGCTGTCAGGCCTGTCACAACGGTTATGCTCGGCATCTTTCAATTGCAGTTCCAGCTCGTGGCACTTATGAATCCATGCCAGCTTATCAGACTGTTCATTACGAAGCTCAACGTATAACGCATCAATCTTGGCGTCACGCTGGGCGATACGTTCTTCCAGCCAGTCAACCTGCTTACGCTCGTTCTCATCCTCCATCGAATCGGCGGACGCATCCTCTTTCCGTGCGTTAGTCTTGCGGTTCACCCAGAACGTGACACCCCAGCGGACAGCCTCCAATCCTCCGAAAGCCCCGATTATAGCCAACCAGTCGTTTAATTCCATTTCGTCTATTGTTTATCTGAATTATAAAAATACACACCTCAAAGATATCCCTATCCGTTTGCATCATCGCTGCCAAAGCCCCGAAATCCATTGCCATGATATGACAATAAAAAAAGAGCCTGCTACGGAATTTAATCCGCAACAAGCTCTTGGTCTTACACATCTGCAAAGATAAAAACTCACATTCCTGTTTCAAACTTTTTCACCTAAAAATATAGTAGAAATAGATACATGGTAGAAAGTGGGTAGAATCCTAAGAAAAATATCTTTTGTTCTACCCTATTTTTTGAACAGAACTTATCTGATTCATTTTCAATGCTGTTTCCAAGTTCCCCCGGAACTTAGGCTAATAACAGGAGATATTATGGTAAAAATGCATAAACTGACCAAGGGTGGACAAACCATTTATCCAGCTACCATTTATGACGCAGTGGTCAACCCCAAGACACGAAAGAGTCTGACTACGGAAATTTCCGAATTAGAAAGTTCCTTAAACGGCGGCGATACCGGATATATCAATCTCAATATCCATTCATGGGTAACAGGCCAGTGGACGGGAGAAGGATCATCATTGACTCATAATGATAACTCTTCTTATAAACGTAATACCGAGGTGAGTACTTTGATTAAAAGTGGTGCTATTTTAACAATGTATGAAGCTTCCGGAAAACAAGTGAAAATGAATGATTATGGCATAACATTCAAATTCAGGGGTTCCGCAAAAAACAAGGCGGAATGGAGCTGGTATGATTCCGGTAATGGTATTCTGATTGGAAATACTGATGCCGTTGAGATTTATATGACAGTTGAAACATCCAATGTGGAGTTTTTGAACGGGTTTGTGATTAAGGGGGCTTACGTGAAAGGAGCCGAGGATAAAATCAGTGAACTGACAGAAAGTGTGGAGTCTTTGGAACAGTCAACAACCGACAATATAGAACACATTTTTAATATTGACGAATCGGTTAACGGTGGTAATGTTGGACGCATATATATTAATGAGGATGATCTGGTTACCGGACGCTGGACAGGTGAGGGTAAGAATCTGAAAGCAGATTCAATGGAAGGATATTTGCGCACTAAAAATTTGTATGACATAACTTTGAAAGCCGGTGACTTGATTTCTGTATATGACAAGGCTGGAAAACAAGTAAAAGCCAACAGTCTCGGACTGAATATGAAGTTCAAAAACTCAACTAATACATCATCCATCATCTCCTATCAGGACAGCGGTACTTATTACAAACTCACTGAGGATGCGATGCAAATGGCATTTTTTGGCACTTCGGAGGCAGTTGAGAAGATTACCGGTTACTATTTCAAGGGATTTCGGATTAAAGGATTTGACGAAAAAATCAGTGATGTCAATGAGTCTATCCATAAGCATATTAATGATGTAAAAATCACTGATTTTTATCATTCTCTTAAGATACTTTTCATTGGTTCTTCCTTTGGGGTTGACACGATTAATTACGTTGGAGATATAGCGCATAGTTATAATTTTAATATTGTTATCGGCAACCTTTATGTTGGCGCTTCTGGAATTAAGGATTATATAACATTTTACGAATCCGACCGCAAAATATCCTACTATAAGTGGAATTTGAATGCCATTGCCTGGGAGAATGGCACCAGTACGGTAAAAGAAGCCTTGTCCGATGAAGCGTGGGATTTTGTGGTAATCCAGAACGGAGCATATCAATCCGCAGATGAGTCAACCTATTGGGATCAGGACGAGAAAGGGAATATTACCAAGAACTATGTGAATCTGTTTGCTGACATCATTGATAGATGTTGCCTGTTCTCGCATCCTGTAATCTGTTTCAACATGACATGGGCGTACAGCGTATATCATACGCTTTCATCATCGCAAGGTTCGAAGGACAAGTGGCTGAGTTTCGGCATTAATCAAAAACAGAGGCAGCTGGGTATGTATACGGAATTGTGTCGCTTGGCTCAAAAGGTATTGCAACATTGCCCGGAAGTAAAATTCGTCATCCCTTCCGGAACAGCCGTACAAAATGCCAGAGGCACGTCTTTAAGGACCGACACGACCATACAGGGAGTTGTGTCTCAATCCAATCCGGAAACGGGCACTACTGTAACAACCGTGGTCCCAACCATAGAAGAGGCTGAATCAATGACTGACTTGAATCAGGCTGCGGTAGATTTTCCATTTATGGCCGGTAAGGATAATAATTTTATGAACTGGCATTATGGTACAGATTTGAGCAGGGACTGTCTGCACATGACAGAAGGGATCGGAAGATATCTTGTAGGAGGAGCCTTATGGCAGATGATTGGTTATAAACTTAGTCGCTTAAACTTTACAGGGAATACATACCGGACGACTAAGGAAGACAAAACGAATTACAGAATCATAGCGGTTACTGACAGAAGAGCTGATATCGCTCAAAAATGTGTGATTGCCGCATTGGATAACCCGTATGGGGTTTCAGACATTATGGAATAA